ATACAGGCGAGACAGAAGGTGGTATGCAAGGAAAGAGCTTCGGTGAAATACTTAAAATTATCGGGTCAACTCTAAAAGAGAAAGTAGGAAAAACTCTACTTAAAGTTATACCAAGTGCATTCGGGTTAAAGAAGCGCGCTGCTAATCTATTAGGTATCTCAATAGATGATACCGGTGGAGCTGATGATTTAACCGCAGGTGAGACAGCTGCATTAAAGCAAGAAGCTTCAAAGCCTAATGCATCTCGAAAGATGGATGATAAGAATCTACCATACTCAAATGAGAGTAATACTGCTGTTAGCGCTAATATAAATTCCGATGATCGAATGAAGCAGCAGCTTAAAATAGCGCAAGCTCATTCAAAGCTAATTGTTAATCAAACTAACATAAGCGGAGAATTACTCAATACGCAAATTGAACTTCTAAAGGAGAATATAAGTCTTCTAAGAGAGATAGCTGATAAGACGGGTGTAGGTGCTAATATTATTACAAATAATACAACATCAGTGACTAATATGAATAATCAGCGTAATCTGAGAGAGCTTCAAGAAGTATACTCACATTAAATAATAATATATGAGTAATCTTTGGAATTTACAGTTTGGCGGTACCGCAGCTGTGCCTATCTTAACGAGAGGTGAAAGTAAATTATCGGATAGTACTTCAGATATTAAGGATCTTACTAATCTCGGTATATACGGTGAGCAATCTGCTCAAGTTAAGGATCCGATTAATGTTGTGCAAGACTTTGCATGGACTAATAGTCCAAAAAGCTCCCGTGAAGATGTACCAAAAATACAGATGATAGAGCAGAGAATAGTATTAAATTCTACAGTAACGAACATGATCTACTCTACTCTCGCATCTGCTGATACAGTTGCAGCTGGGTTAATTAACACACCGGCTGGTATATTTGATAGAGTTCAAGCAGATACTAATATAAATACAGGCGCAGCCGCGGCCGCTGCAGAATCCTCTGATGAAGCACAAGAAAAATCTCTAAAGGAAAAGCTGAGAGATCAGTATGAGAAGACTCTGCAAGGTGGTTACTTTAAGACATTTGATAGTGATGTTTTAAAGCCATATGAAGGTTTGTACGCGACTGAATATACTGGATTTAACTACTATTTTCCCTATTTGGAAGATTCTTATAAAGAGATATCGAACAGTTTTGGGGATAGTGAGAGTAATGTAGCTGGTCCTATTGCAGATTTAATGGGAAATCTTTCGAAAGGATTAGCTGGTATAGCTAATATAGTGAAACCCGGTACATATATTGAGAAGTCGCAGCAATTTTCAATGGGCCAGAAAGGTAGGGACATATCATTTACCATCCCCCTGCTTAATACGGGTACGTTTGATAATGTTAAAAGAAACTGGCAGTTAATTTTCGGTTTAGTATATCAAAATAGACCAGGTAGGGTCAGTAAAAGTATTATAGATCAGCCTGTCATATATGAAGTACATATACCTGGGGTTGCCTATATGCCATACGCTTATATATCGAATCTGACGGTTAAGTTTTTAGGTAATAGACGTGACATGGAACTCGAGGTACCGGTCATGGATGAAGGTGTTGATGGAGGTGTATCAAATAATATTGGGACTATTCGCACTACTATACCTGATGCATACGAATTAAGCATTACTGTTACAGGTCTTAATGAAGAGACTAGAAACTTTATATACGCTAGTGTTAAGAAAGACAAGTTAACAATTAACAAGCCGGTTGAAGGATCTCCAACCCCTTCACCTATTACAACACGAGCATAATATTATGGAAGGTAAATTTCAAGATAAAGTAGAATTATTACCAGATTTAGAGTTATATAGATATGAAAATATCTTTAAACTGTATAAGCAAGATGAGAATGATTATTACTATTATAATATACTTAAGAAGATTAAGATACCTGAGGATATTAACGAGCAGATCTTTGACTTTGTTAAATTCCCACATGCAATGCCCTTAACTACGTTGAGTTATAGAGTATACGGTACAACATATCTATGGTGGATGATCATGATTGTTAATGATATATCTAATCCAATGTCGATTGAATCCGGTAAACCGGTTAGAATAGTCAAGAAAGCTTTTCTTAAAGTTCTATTAGAAAGTATTAAACAGCAGCTGCAATGAGATATACATATGATACAGTTTACGATGAGCAGTTTAGTTATACAATAGATAATCAGAAATATATATTTAAAGCTACTCTATTCAATCCTGACGGTGATCTAATAACCATCACAAAAAGTTCGGTTTTAGAATTAAATTTATTTGATAATATATTTGAGCCATGGTTAAACGGTACCGTTGTCTTAGATAACACCGAAGATGCTCTAGAGCGATTCGTATCAACCCCGAGCGATGCTGAGTTTAATGCAAATAGTAGCGAGTATAAGGGTTATAATGTCAGAGGTGATGGCCGTGACTTATTAAAGATAACTATAATACCGTTAGATGGTAACACCCAGGATTACAATCAATTAGATGCCGATATGCTTAAATCTACTGCAATCTCCTATATTTTTTGCTTAGAGGATGAAGAGCCTATTGATTATAACGGTGTAAGTGCAAAACGATATACTATAACTGATTATGATTTGCAGATTATGAAGGAGCGTAAAGCCTTCTTTTCATCATCAAATGTTATAGGTAATATTGCAGATGTAACCCAATTAAGCAATTCAGCTCGAGAAGTTGAGACCGGTAAATGTCTCAAAGCGTTAATTAAAGATGTCCTGAGTGATAATGCTTCTATTTATACAACTACAGAGCCAGTCTCGGGTAATAAAATTACGCCATTCTTTGAAGACGGTTCATCAAAGATATTCTATTCATCACCTGCTGAAAATAATGCGTTTGATGATATAACATATATTATGCAGCGTCATACTAGTAGTGGTGGTAAAAATGATTTTAGTTTTTTAAAAAAAGAGAACTATACCGGTGAGTATACTCTCCAAGGAGCATCAAATCTCTTTAAGCTAGCGTATAATGTTCAGAGTAAATCTACCGGATCTAAATTTTTAGAGAATTTTACTATAACAGGTAGTAGCCGTGAAGGTGATAGTGTAATCGACCGTGAGCAGAAAAAACCTCTAGGTGCTTTAGAGTTCGGCGAGAAAGGTGAAATTTTAGAGTATAATTTTTTTAATACTGCTTCTAATATACGACGCGAAAAAATAAAATCACAGATTGTACATTCATATGACTTTAACGAAAAGCAATTTAATTTAGATATTTACGATAGTAATATTGAACGGGCGCGTAATCGATTTTCAGCAAACTATGTAGATAATCTTAAAGGTAAAGACAACGCACCTTATGCTAATTTTATTATAAACGGCATGCAACGAGATAATTTATCTTATAGTAATACGTTCTCGGAATACGGTAACAACCCTGAAGTTAGGAGAACATACGGTATAAACAAATTGTTAAAAAACGCTCTTATTACCAATATGGGGGTCGAGTTAACAGTAAAGGGTCAGCTATTCCGAACATCTGGTAAGTTTTTCAGTTTAGATCGAGCAGGTGATTATATTGAGAATACGTTTGATAATAAATTACTAGGAATGTACTTTATTGTTGATGTTCAGCATATCTTTATAAACGATACTGAATTTTATAATAAAATTATTGGAATTAAAACATACCACTACGAAGATCCAAAATATAAGGAGATTCAATTATGAGTAACGAAGTAACACTACTACCAGATTACATTGATGTTGTACAGCAACCAAGTGTGGAATTCTATAGGTCAGCCACAAACCTACTTTCAGCGTTTGATGACTATATCGGGCAGTTAGATACTAGTATTCAATTTGAGAGAAGTAAAGTTACGGTGGATGTAGTAGAAAGTACATCTCTTCTATACAGTAAATTAAATGGTGATGATTTCAAAATTACATTTGATGATAAGGTATATGAATTTGATAATATATTTAAACTCTTCTATATAGAGAAATTCCAAGCATTGACAGATGATATTAAAAGTCTAATAACATCTAATTTAACAGGTGATAATATATATTTTAATAATTATAGCGACGATACTGGTAATATTACAGATGTTAACAGCATTATTGATAATAATACATCACCATATTTTGATGCGTTTGACACTGCTTATAATTACCCTAACGGTATACCTGCTTCTGTTTATAATAAAGTATCTGCAAGAGAGTTACAGACTTCAATAAATCTCAATACTAAAACAGATGCATTGCTAAAATTAAACATAGCTGATATACAGGGTACAGTTGATGTAAATACCGCTAAAACGTCGCATGGCGAGAATCTTGTTACTGATAATCTTTATATCGACAGATTATATACCTTTAAGGATCCTATTAACAGTCAATTGAAGAACATTATAGGTAATATGGCTGACTTTATACAGTTCTTTAAAAATGTAAACTTCAGAGATCAAGACACCAGCAGGTCATCAGTACATTTAAAATATACAACGAATATTGAGGGTGTATCTGCAAAGATAGATATACTTAAAAATAAATTAAACCAACCTGTTAAGGTCTCGTTTAGCTAGATGTTACTTCCGCGTCAATAATATTAGCATCATCGATTAATTTTTTCATTAACTCCTCGCGGTTAAGTAACAATTTTGTTTTATTATCATCTTCCTGCAATTGCTTCTTACTCTCAATATCCATAATCTTCAATTCCCTTGAAGATTTATTTTTTTCATTAGCTATATGAATTTTATTAAGAGTTTCGATAGCTGCAGCCGAAGCGCCAACTAACTTACTTAAACTCTCCACGTCTTTTGCATCCGGCGCGTTTGTTATATACTGGGTAACCTCATCTACAAAATCAACACTACCCTTAATAAGTTTACCGGAATATTGAAGTAAAAACTCTTGCAGGTCCTCTGAATTTAACTTAAAGTTGTCCTTACTATTAACATCCCTAGTAATTTGGGCAGATGTTTGTAGCTGTGAAAGCAGATCATCGACAGAACTATTAATATCATCATCCATATAAAAATATTTAATAGTAAAGTTGAAAAACTACACTAGTATAGTATAATAGGTTATATGAATATTATAACTTATAGTGATGTGGTAGTAGATGTTGAAATTAAATTTGTAAAGACGCATGAAGATGCAAAATTACCAGAAAAGGCGCATAGTGATGATAACTGCTTTGATTTATTCGCAGTTGAAGATACTGTTATCCCTGCTAGTACTGCATCACCTACCGGTGAAGTAAGGATCGGTAGTAATGTTGTACCTGTTGGTATTAAAGTCGGGTATATTACACCTGGATTTGGATTTGTAATTAAACCGAAGTCTGGTCTCGGATTTAAAGCAGGATTACAACCGCACCTCGGTGAGATTGATACAGGTTATCGCGGTGACTGTGCAGTTAAAATGTATAACTTCTCTGATACCGGTTACCAGTATAAGAAAGGTGATAAAGTGGCTCAGATCAAGATTGAAAAGAATTATGTAACAACTGTCGAATGGGCTGATGAAGTCGAGGAAGCAGATCGAGGTGAAGGTGGTTTTGGATCAACTGGTAAATAATTAACGGAACACTAATATAATTTAGATATGAAGAGTACCAGACAAAGAATAACAGAAAAAAAGGTAGGTAATGCAACAATTCGAAAGACTGTTACAGTTACTGTTAAGAAACCGTCAAAAAGAAAAAAATAATGTTCAATAATTTATTCGTCGAAAAGTATAGACCGCAAACATTATCAGATCTAGTATTATCGGATAGTAATAGAAAGTATTTTGAATCTATTACTGATGAAATTCCTAATCTATTATTTGTTGGTACACCTGGGTTGGGTAAGACTACATTAGCTAGAATCTTAGTTAATGATGTACTAGAATGTCAGTATCTTTATATTAATGCCTCGGATGAAAACGGTATTGATACTATTCGATCTAAGGTAGTTGGCTTTGCTCAGACTAAGTCTCTCGACGGTAAAGTAAAGGTAGTAATCCTAGATGAGTCTGATGGAATAACCTTAGATGGCCAGAGAGCATTGCGCAATACTATGGAGGAATATAGTAGCGGTACTCGGTTTATTCTTACTGCAAACTATAAGCATAAGATTATACCAGCTATTCAAAGTAGAACACAATTCTTCGATCTCAACCCACCGTTCGATGATGTCGTAAAGCGTGTTGTAGATATTATAAAGCAAGAGGGTATTAAGATTGAAGCTGATCAGAAGGCTAATTTTGTTAATGTTATCAAGCAGAGTTACCCGGATATTCGTAAGATTATCAACAACGTTCAAAAGTCAACTATTAGTAATATTTTTACTGTAGATCATAGCGTCGATAATAAAGATATTATCAACGTGATTCATAAGCATGTTACATCTAATGAAGTTCTAAAACTCAGAAAGTATCTAATTGAGAATGAAAACGAGTTTCAAGGTGATTATCATAATCTAATGAAGCAATACTTAAATTATGTATATACTTCTAGTTTAGATGACAATAAAAAACGTCAATATATTGTAACCATTTCAGATCACATGTATAAAGACGTATTTGTATTAGATAAAGAGATTAATGCTTTTGCTTGCTGGGTTAATCTTGAGCAGATTTAGCAAACGTCTTCATTACCCGTTAATTGGCATATACTGCGATGTGTAGTTTTCGTTAACTGCCGGTGAAGGAGTTGCTGGAGATGAAGGAATCTTAGTATTCTTTCTAGCGTTCGAGCGCTCCGACTTCTTAAGGCTATCACCTTGCTGTGTCATAGTTTGTTGCTCGTTCTCATCTTCTTCATCTACCTCAACTGGGTCGATTTGAACCTTATTGTCATATCTTTGTGAATCTGGTACTGGGGATCTGTTGATACCGTCATCATGCACTTGAAGAATACTAGCTGGTACTGTTACGGCATTTTTGTTATCATAAAGACCATTGGCTAATTCTACTGCTACATCAGCAGAGAATGACGATCCGCGGTTATCTTCATTTCCAGGAGCTCTAGATGGCATCTCTGTTTTAATGTTAATAACCTTTTTATTGAGATCATTATCAGTAAAGAGGACTGTAATATACTCTTTAACACTATCAGGTAAGCTTTTAAAGCATTCTTTACTTTTATAGCCCTTAATCAATGAGACTCTATCTCCTACGAGAACACCTCCATTAGTCATTTTTTGAATAGTACTTTCGATTAAATTTAAAAACTTATGTGACATATTATTATTTATTGTTTTATGTTAATTATTCTATAGCTTAAATATTATTATAATGGCTTCTATCAACCTAGATATTATAAGTGTACCGGATAGTGATCGCAACGATACTGCGATATATAAAGATTTACACCTGGATCTATCACTAGATTACACTCTCAGCAATGAATTAGAGAAGGATGAGCAGATTACGGATATTGTGGCAGATAACAACGTAGGTGCTATAAGAAACTCCTTAATTAGTTTATTAACTACCTCTCCTGGTGAAAAAATATTAAATCCGTTATTTGGTATCAATTTTGGCGATATTTTATTCCTGCCGGTTACAGCGGAGAGAGCAAACGTAATAGGTAGTAATATTGTATCAAATATATCTAAATTTGAGCCCCGCATTAAAATTTTAAATCTCGAGATAACGCCTATGATTGAAGAGCAGGAATATATATGCGATTTCACGTATACTATCCCTAGATTTAACAATCAAACATTACAATTAAAAGGCAGCCTGTCACAATCAGGCTTTTACGTGTAATTTACAAATTACCTTATAAATATAAATATGGCCAATAGTGTTAATACCGATTTTACTTTACCAAGAGATGCTTATGCTACGTTTGACGCTTTAACATTAAAGCAACATATTAAAGACCGCTTAAATCAAGGCGGTGTTTTTACTGATCAAAACTTTGAAGGTAGTAACCTATCATCTCTTATTGATATTGTAGCGTTTTCATACCATCTATCTCTATTTTACTTAAATCAAACATCATCTGAAGCATTATTCGATGAGGCTTCTGTGTTTGAAAATATTAATAGAGTTACTAAGCTTATTGGTTACAAGCCTACCGGCTACAAGACATCAGTAATGTCATTTAACGCTACCGCTAGTGAATTACTGCCAATAAACATTTATACTGTAAAACGTTTTTCATATTTTAATATTAACGGTTTAAATTATTCTTTTCTTGGGGACGCCACCTTTAGTAAAACTGTTCTAGGTAGCGAGAATTTAGACTCATTATCCGATAACGTACTACTATATCAAGGTAAGTTCTTTGAACACCCTGTCCAAAGTGCTCTAGGTCAAAATTTTGAAGTAGTACCTCTCGTGGTGAAGGATAATATTAATGATACAAGTATCGATATTGAACATGATTCTATTAACGTTTTTGTTAGGAAGTTTGATAATAATAAGTATATCGAATTTACTGAAACAGACTCCGTATTTAACGAGAATTCCGCAGCATACGTATTCGAGAAGAGATTAAATGAGAATGGGTTTTATGAGCTCAAATTCGGTAATGATGTCAATGGTGCAAAATTAAATGCCGGCGATAGTGTATACATTTACTATCTAAAGAGTGACGGTGCTGCTGGTAAAGTATCAGCTAATAAAATTAATGGTAATAATCTTAATATATTTACCACATCTCAATTCGAAGCAATATCACAATTTGTATACGATAGCGATACCCAATTTTTAACTCAGCAATTAGCATCAAATATTGCATTTGTAAATCAAAATGCAACAACAGAACCTACTGTTATCGAAACAGTAGATCAGATAAAGACTAACGCACCGAAAGTATTTTACTCACAAAATAGAATAGTAACTTCTGACGACTTCGAAACGTATATAGAAAAGAATTTTGCAAATATTGTTGCTAGCTCTGCATTAGTTAATAATGAAACGTATATTGATAATGTTATAAAATATTATTATGATTTAGGGTTAGATAGACCGAGCGATGATTCAAGAGTTGTTTTTAACCAGGTAAAGTTCGCGACGACAGGTCAAATGAATCATGTGCATACGTATATGGTACCTCTTATCAAGACGGTGGACAGTGATAATAATCTTTATTATCTAACACAATCACAAAAAGCGGAAATTATAAACGGTGCAGTGGATCAGAAGATGATTAACGCCGAAATCATACCCCATGATCCTGTTTACACCGGTATTAGTATTGGGCTTGAATTAGCTGGTACTGCTCCTGATGTTACTGATTTAGATACTACATATTTAGTTATAGATAGAATATTAAACGACCGCATAAGCATTGATAAAATACAAGAATTAGTAGCCAATATTTTTAAAAATTATCTAAGCTCGTCAAATGTTAGTCTCGGGTTTACAGTTAATATTAACGATCTGACGTCTCAGATTCTTTCAATCCCCGGAGTTAAGAGAATTAGGACTCGTCGAGTTGATAGTGCAGGTCGTATTCTACGTGAAACTCCTTTTATTAATCTATATAATTTTAATGCCGTCTATACAGATGTTGATATAAGCAGTTCATCATCAAATATAGCTTTACCGTTCTTTAAGTTTCCGTTCTTATGGAGTGGCAATGTTAAAGACAGAATTATAGTGGAGACAGTTGAAAGCTAATGCCAATAACTGATATAAACAGTATACTGTATAATTTCGATAGATCATATGATGATCTACCACCGGTTAATCTGCCTTTACGGATTTTAAATCCTAACTATGCTGAAAGTAGCACCTTACTGCAAGTTAACTCTGCATATACCAACGAGCAGGATAAGTTAATTTTTTACCCGTTTTTTGGTGATCCGTCTGCTTTTACCGATTATACCGGTCTATCTGCAACTTCACTAGTGGATGGTTATCGGTATTTTATCGATTTTGGAGATGGTACACTAACTTCCGATCTAACTGCAGAGCATTATTATAAATATCCAGGAGAGTATCAAGTAACATTAGTGGCGGTTGATAGCGCTACTAATTTCTATAGAAGTGAGCAACGCCCTACTATAAGGGCGTATAATGTTATACCTGATAAAGTATTCTTATCATATATAGATGGTACTAATACTCTTAATTCTACTTTAGAAAATCCGGTGCATGTAACTAGGTATAATTCATATCAGAGCTGGTCTAGTGTATCTGCAGATGGCGGTTACAGTATAAACTTATCTGTTT